CAAACATAACTGGCTCAGCTTCTATTGGTACTGATACCATAACAATGACTCAGTTCTCAGGAGCTGGTAGTGTTACAGCAGGAAATGGTTTATCAAAATCAGGAAATACTTTAGCTCTAAATGTAGATAATACTACAATAGAACTTAATTCAGATACAGCAAGATTAAAAGGAGTAGCCGCACTACCAGAAGGTACACTATTATATGGTGCAAATGGTGGTAACTCTTTTGCTTCTTTATCAATCGGAACATACGACTCTACACACTCTGTAGGACAAGTATTACAAGTAGGAAACAACGGAACAATAACATGGACTAACACATTAGACGGAGGTACTTTCTAAGAATGGCTCACGTTATTAAACCAAAAAGGTCAGAAACAGCATTATCTGTGCCACAGTCAAGCGATTTACAAACACATGAACTTGCTATGAATGTGGCTGACCAAAAGATTTATACAAAGAAAGCAGACGGCTCAATAGTAACTTTAGCTAGTCATGTACCAGGAGCATTAACAACAGATGACCTAGTAGCTTTCTCGATAGCATTAGGATAAGATTATGGCATCAGCATTTAAAACAGCAACAGGGAATGATATAGGAACAAGTTTATCTACAGTATATACCTGCCCTAGTTCAACAACAACAACGATTATAGGTTTATACCTATGTAATGTTGGTGGCGCAGATATAAATGCTACTGCTCAATTTTATGACGCAAGTACAACTAATCACATCAGTATAGTTCATGGAATAGAAATACCAGCAGGCTCAACACTCGCACCAATCGGTGGAGATGCAAAAGTAGTATTAGAAGCTGGTGATGCAATTAAAGTACAGTCAAACACGGCAAGCTCGATAGACGTAGTTCTATCTTATTTGGAGCAAACATAAAATGCCACTAATCGGTAAATTTTTAGTACAACAAGATTCAATAGGAAACAATAGTGTGGTAGCATCAAAGATAGCTGCAAATGCTATTAGTGCCTCTGAAATAGCAGTTAATTCTATTAGCGCCTCAGAACTTGCTACAAACTCTGTTGGAGCTGCACAGCTACAAGCAACAGCAGTTACAGGCGTAGGAGATAATTCAGTAACAAATGCAGGTATCGCTGCAAACTCAGTAGATTCAAGTGAGTTAGTAAGTGGTTCTATTGATACTATTCATATTGGAACAGGACAAGTCACAACAGCCAAACTAGCTGCTAACGCTATCACTTCCAACGAAATAGCTGCAAACTCAGTAGATACTTCAGAGATAGCCACAAATGCAATCGAAACATTACAAGTAGCTGACAATGCTATAACCACAGTTAAAATTGCTGAAAATCAAATAACAACAGCGAGGATTGCCCAAAATGCAGTTACTGCTCATCATATTGCTGATGGGAGTATTACTTCAACACAACTTGGCGCAAACTCAGTAGACTCTAGCGAACTAGTAACAGGTAGTATTGACACTATACATATTGGAGCTTTACAAGTAACAGGTGCAAAACTAAGCACAAATTCAGTGAGTACAGCAAAAATAGTTGCTGATAATGTTACTTCAAGTGAAATACACAAGAACGCAAAATCAATTCAAGAATTTGGAACTTATGAATATGATGTAACGGTTATTACAAAAACTTCCGCACACGGTGACTACGGAAATGGTAGCACTCTAGGATATAAGTTCGAAGGCAAAGAGTCTCCAGTATTAGTATTACAACCCGGGAATACCTATAAATTTAAGCAAGATGACTCGTCAAACGCTAACCATCCTTTCAGATTTTATTTAGAAGCCAATAAAACAACGGCTTATACTACAGGAGTTACAAATAACGGAACAGCAGGAAGTTCAGGTGCATACACAGAAATTGCCGTTACAGACACTACTCCTCAAATATTGTATTACCAATGTTCAGCACATGGTAACATGGGTTGGAAAGCAATAGTAAATAGTTCCAATGTAGGAATTAATAGTGTAGGTTCTACACAAATAGCTGCAAACTCTATTGATAGTTCTGAACTTGTATCAGGTAGCATTGATACTATACATATTGGAGCTTCACAAGTAACAGAAGCAAAAATAGGTACAGGAGCAGTAACTAGTGGAAAAATAGGAGCGGATGCAGTAAGTGGCTCAAAAATCGCTGATGACTCTATAGATTCAGAACATCTTGTAGATGGTAGTATAGATACTGCACATATAGGAAACTTACAAGTAACAGGCGCAAAAATAGCCGCCAATACAATAGCCTTAGCCAATATTGCAGATAACGCAGTAGACGGAACTAAGATAGCACAGAATTCAATCGTTGCAAGACATATACCTACAGCAACAATAACAGCAGACCACTTAGGAGCTAATTCAGTAGATTCAGCAGAGTTAGTAACAGGTAGTATAGATACTATACATTTAGGAAATAACTCAATCACTGCTGCAAAGATAGGTACAGGTGTTATAGATGTAACACATATAGCTGAAAACTCAATAGATAGTTCAGAAATAGCAACTGGTAGTATTGACACAATACATATCGCAGCTAACCAAGTTACTTCAGCAAAAATTGCAACAGACCAAATATTAGCAAAACACATCAATGCAGGTGCTGTTGGTTCAAGCGAACTAGCAGACAATTCAGTAGACAGCGCAGAATTAATCTCTGGCTCTATTGATGCAATACATATAGCAGGCAATGCTGTAACAGGCGCAAAAATAGCCGCAAACTCAGTTGGTAACAGTGAAATATCAGCAAATGCAGTATCAGCTTCTGAACTTAAATCAGATGCATTAGGTGGTCAAACATTCACAGGAAATGTTACACTTTCAGGAAACTTAACAGTAAACGGTACAACAACAACAGTTAATTCAACCACTACAACAATCGCTGACCATGTACTAGAACTTGGTACAGGAACAACAGGAGTTCCATCAAATGATATGGGTATCGTTATGGAAAGAGGCGACAATGATAATGCATTTATGGGATTTGATGAAAGTGGAAACAAATTTAAAATGGGTACTGGTTCATTTACTGGTGCTTCCACAGGCGACCTAACAATAACAAAAGGAACTCTAGTAGCAGACTTAGAAGGAAATGTTACAGGTAACTTAACAGGAACAGCGAGTGCGATTGCAGATAACACAGTAAATGCAAATAAGATAGTCGCAGGAAGCATAACAGCAAGTGAACTAGCAGCAAACTCAGTAGATAGTGCAGAATTAGTCACTGGTAGCATTGATACAATTCATTTAGCAGATGACGCAGTTACTGGAGCTAAAATAGCAGGATTAACAGTTACAGGCCCAAACATTGCAAATAACGCAATAAATGCTAACAAGATTGGTACAGATGTTATCGATGCATCACATATAGCAGCTGGAGCAGTAGGTGCTTCAGAACTTGCCGCAAATTCAGTAGATAGTTCAGAACTTGTTTCAGGAAGCATAGATACTATACATATAGCAGCTAATGCTGTAACAGAACCTAGAATAGCAGCAAATTCAGTAACTGCAGCAAAAATAACAGCTGGAGCTGTAGGTTCAAGTGAACTAGCCGCCAACTCTGTAGACAGTTCAGAACTTGTCACAGGAAGCATAGACAGAATACATTTAGCCGCAGACATAGTAGACGGCACAAAAATAGCAGATGATGTTATAAATTCAGAACATTATGTTGCAGGAAGTATAGATAACGAGCATCTAGCAGACGCCTCGGTCACAACAGGAAAAATAGCAGCCAACACTATTGCTACAGGCAATATGGCTGACAACTCAATAGATGCTACCAAACTCGCAACAGACGCTGTACTATCCAGACATATTGCTGATAACTCAGTAGATTCAGCAGAGTTAGTAACAGGAAGTATAGATGCTACTCATTTATCAACTGGTTCTGTAACAGAAGCAAAACTTGGTTCTAACTCCGTAACAGTAAACAAAATAGCTTCAGGTGCAGTAACAGAACAACAAATAGGCACAGGAGCAGTAACAGTAGGTAAATTAGCTGATAACTCTGTATCAGGTGCTAAAATACCAAATGGTACAATAACAGCAGTAGAGATAGCTGATAATGCTATTACTTCTGCAAAAATACCAAACGCTTCTATCACAGCAACACAACTAGCTGCAAATGCAATTAATAGTGTTGACTTTATACAAGATGCTCTAATTAATACAGCACAATTAGCTGGTAATTCAGTAGCAACTGCAAAGATTCAAGACAATGCTATAGACGCCAGTAAAATAGCAGCAAACGCTGTTGGTTCAAGTGAGATTGCAAATAACTCTGTAACTTCTACACAATTAATAAGTTCAGCTTTATCAGGCAAGTTTATGTCAGGTACAATAGGTTTCACAGGAAACTTATTCTTAGGAGATACTGGAACAGTACAGAACGTAGGCGGTAGCCTTGGTATTCAAGATGGTTCTCCACCACAAAAACTTCATATAGACGAAGTAGCTGGTATGGACGTAGGTACAGGAAGTTCATCTGCAACAACGACATTTACACTAGATAGTTTTGCAACTACTGTATTTAGAACTGCTAAATATGTAGTACAGATTAAAAACACAACAGATTCAGATTATCAAGCATTAGAAATTTTCCTATTCCATGATGGGTCAGATGTATACTTAACACAGTACGCATCTATATTCGACAATGGAGCACAAGCAACATTTGATGCAGACGTAAGTGCGGGTAACGTAAGATTAAGAGTAACGCCAGCAAGTGGAGACACAATGGCATACAAGTTCATAAGAACAACAATAGAGGTATAAAATGGGACAAAAATTAGATTTTAACATCGAAGACGCAGGTATCAAGATTGACGGTGCACAGGTAGTAGACTCTAGCAGAAACTATCAAGGAACAGTTGCATCAGGAAAGATTGGCTCTGGTACTATTGGAAAAGATAGATTACCTTTTACAATTACAACTACAGCGCCGACAAATACTTCAGGAACGAGTGACGGTCATGTATGGTTTGTCTATTCGAGTTAAAAAATGGCAATATATGTTAATGACAATGGTACATTACGTCAGATATCCTTTCTCGCCATCAACGATAATGGCACAATACGAAGGGTTAATGAAGTATACGTAAACGATAGTGGCGCTCTAGAAGGGCCATTTTCTGTCGTTCATGAAACTTCAAGAAATACAGCAACAGCTAGAACTACCATATCAGGTGTACAGGTAACAGCGTTTAATACGACTACTGGATTTGATACAACTCGTGACACAACAACAACATATAACACAGATAGAGTAACAACATTTGATACGGATAGAGCTACGAATACAAGTAGAAGCACTACTCATAATACGACTACAACATATAATACAACCACTACAACTACAACTCTATTTACAACTACTACAACATTCAATACTACAACTACCTTTACAACTACACAAGGTACTACAACAGTATTTAATACTACAACAGCGTATACAACTACAACAACATTTGAAACAAGTAAAGATACTACTACAACGTATACAACTACTACCACCTTTAATACCGCACGTAGCACCACTACCAACTACAATACAACTACAACATATGTTACAAGTTTTGATACTGTAATTGGTACGTCTAGGTCTACAGGGTTTACAAACCAAACAGCGTATACAACCACACAGGCAACAAATACTTCTAGAACTACTGTATATAATACTGCAACCGCATATGTAGATAACACAGGATTTACGAATAATACAAGTTATGATACTACACAATCTACAAATACAAGTAGAACAACTTCTAGAGCTTCTAATACAAGTGTAACTACAAGTAGAAACACTAACACAAGTAGAAGTACAGGATTTAGTAACAATACTTCTTATACAACTACACAAGCAACAAATACTTCCAGAACTACTGTATTTGGAACAACAACAGCATATGTAGATAATACGTCATTTGGTACAACAAGAAATACAAACACAAGCAGAAGTACAAATACAAGTAGAACAACTACGCAATCTACAAACACAAGTAGAAGCACAAGTTTTACAAACGAAACAGCATATACAACAACACAATCTACAAATACAAGTAGAACAACTACACAGTCTACGAATACATCAAGAAGCACTGGATTTACTAATAACACAAGTTACAATACTACACAAGCCACAAACACTTCTAGAACTACTACACAGGCAACAAATACTTCTAGAAGTACAGGATTTAGTAACAATACTTCTTATACAACTACACAAGCAACAAATACATCAAGAGACACAACAAGAGGTACAACAAGAAATACTAATACAAGTAGAGGCACTGCATATGTAGACAACACATCATTTGGAACAAGTAGAAACACTAACACAAGTAGAAGCACCGCATATGTAGATAATACATCTTTTAGTACTTCATTTACAAACTCTACCTCATTTACAAATAGTACAGCATATGTAGACAACACTTCATTCGGAACAAGTAGAGGCACAGGATTTACAAACTCTACTGCATATGTAGATAATACATCATTTGGAACAAGCAGAAATACAAATACAAGTAGAGGCACTGCATATGTAGACAGCACAGGCTTTACAAATAGTACAAGTAGAAACACTAACACAAGTAGAAGTACAGACTTCGACAATAATACTGCTAGAGCAACAACAAGGTCAACAGCATTTGGAAATAGTACTACATACTTAACATTCTACTATAACAGAGTTACTACAGTATCCTGGAGTGGTGGAGGAAATTATTACAGCGGTTGGGGCGGTGGATTTAACTCAGGGTACTCTGGAACTTATCAAAGAAGAACAGGTACTTCAGCAAGTTCAGCATTTAGGTCAGTAAATACAACTAGAACTACTGGTGGGGGTACTAGAAATACTTCTTACAATACTACTGAAAGTACTAATACAAGTAGAAATACATCATTTACAAATTCTACTTCTTATAACACAAATACTTCTAGAAATACAAATACAAGTAGAAATACATCATTTACAAACTCTACTGCTTATAATACTACACAGGCAACGAACACAAGCAGAAATACAAATACCTCTAGAAATACTGCTTATAATACTACACAGGCAACGAACACAAGCAGAAATACGAATACCTCTAGAAACACGAATACAAGTAGAACAACTACACAAGCTACAAACACAAGTAGAAATACAGGATTTACAAACTCTACTGCTTATACAACTACACAGGCAACGAACACAAGTAGAAATACAGGGTTTACAAATTCTACTTCTTATAACACAACATTTACAACAGCTTATGTTGATAACACTTCATTTGGTACTACAAGAAGTACGAACACAAGTAGAACAACAGCATATGTAGATAATACATCATTCTCAACAGCATATGTAGATAACACTTCATTTGGTACTACAAGAAGTACGAACACTTCTAGAACAACAGCATATGTAGATAATACATCATTCTCAACAGCATATGTAGATAATACCTCATTTGGTACAACAAGAAATACAAACACTTCTAGAACAACCGCTTATGTAGACAACACTTCATTTGCAACAGCTTATGTAGACAACACAGGCTTCACAAACGAAACAGCTTATACAACTACACAGTCTACGAATACTTCTAAAACTACAGACACAAGTAGAACAACAGCATATGTAGATAATACATCATTCTCAACTACAAGAAGTACAAATACAAGTAGAACAACCGCATATGTAGATAGCACTAACTTCACTACTGTATTCTTAGTAAATACAAATTACACAACAGCGTATGTAGATAATACAGTATTTGTAACAAGTAGAGCCACAAACACAAGTAGAAGTACTAATACAAGTAGAGGAACAGAAACTTCAAGAACAACAGCATACGTAGATAATACCTCATTTGGAACAACTAGAAATACTAATACAAGTAGAAGTACAGCGTATGAAACAGCATACTTAACAAGTAGAGGTTCACAAAGAGTAACAGGAACATCTAGAGATACGACAACAACATTTAATACAGCTAGAGGAACTTTAACAAGTAGAGATACAACAACAGTATATGCCACAACTAAAGGAACAATAACCTCTAGAGCAACACAATCTAGCAGAGAAACTACAAGTACATTTAATACAGCTAGAGCAACACTTACTGCAAGAGATACAGCATCAAGCAGAAGTACAGTATCTACATTTGAAACAGATAGGTCTACTACTACTTCTAAGAATACAGCTTACGATACGACTACTACTTTTGAAACAACTAGAACAACAGAATTTGAAACAGGCAAAACAACAACCACAACATTTGCCACAGGTAATGTAACAGAAACAACTAGAACAACTGACCATATTACCACAACTACATTTAATACGAGTACCACAGTATTTGAAAGAATAACAGCGTCTCAGGCGGGTACAATCTTTGACACAGAAGTTGCAAGTATAAACGACTTTAGTGCAAGTTACTGGGACGGTTCAACATGGACAGACTAAATGAAACTAAAGGACAAAGATATAACCCCCAAGTATGTTAACGATAAATTAGAAAGTATTGTTGTCGCACTAATGGACACAATCGTAGAACAAGAAGATAGATTAAAAAATATAGAAACACAATTATTTGAGTTAAAAGATGGAATTAAAAACAGTAAAAGTTAAAAAAGATAAATTAGTTCCTATGGCAAGTAATGAGAGTCTTGGAGACAAGGTTACTCACTTTATGAAATCAGGGTCTTGTTATAGACCTGACCATCAAAGAGACGCATTATTGAATTTTAAAAAAAGACTAATACCAGACTGGAAAGAAGGTGTTAGATTTGAATATGACGTATGGTTTAACACAAATGAATTATTTACAATACGAAAGTGGTTATACACAGATTTTTTAGGTAGAGGAATTTATGTAAAAACAAATTCTGTAAAAATTAACGATAAGTTAATGATATCTATTGCTAAGTCGGACATAGAGATTGACGAAGAAAGAATAGAAAAAATACTAAATTGTATAGAAGATAAATACATTTTAGCAAAAACACAAGAACATTACGATAAAGTAATTTTTCCACCAGGTAGTAATTTAATATGTAAAGATAGAGTTATACACTGGGGTAGAATGAGAAACTTTGTAAAAGAGGGTTATGTTATAAAACCTCATCCTATTACTAATGCACTTTACATGGCTAAATTCAAAAAAGATTTTGGAGCAGATAAAGTATTAAATAAAAAACAAAGTGGACATGAAATTTTATACAACTGCAAAGAGGTTGCTACAATGCCAAATAGTGAAATGGGAATAGTAGCATTATTATTAAACAAACAACTTAGGATGATAAGTCATTCTAAGAAAGAAAGAGAGAAAAATTTATTAACATACGAAAGCATTTACCATGCCGTAGCAGGAACTAAAGCATCAAATACGATAAAGAAGATTTTATCAGCAAAAAATTCAGGAATTATATTTGATTTTGATGAAGATGCAGAGGAAAGACTAGAAAGGTTTATAAATAATTTTTGGGAATATAAAAAAGAAGATGATTGAGATAGTACATACATACATAAAACACTTTAGTTTATTTACACTTGCCTCTCTAATTGAGAAGGACGAGGACTTTCGCTTGCATTTATTTATCCACGAAGATGACTGGGATAAAAATGTAGTATCATGGGCACTCGCTAATATAGAAAATGTAAAAGTATACCAGAGTTTTTGGAAAGGAGAAGAACAAGCCAGAGCCATGAGATACTTGAAAGAGTATTGGAAGAATAAAGGTGGCTTAAATAAAAGAGTTATGTATGCAGGTGGAGCTAGAATATTCTTAAAAAACGGGTGGAAAAATGAAATACCTGATGAAAAATATTTTGAGAATAAATTTTGTACTTACTCCCATATGAATGTATACAAAGACCATCCTACATACGGAAAGTATTATGATATCTTAGGTTTTAAAAGCAATATGTTTGAGGAAGAAGAAGTAGGTAGAAAAGAAACTCCAGTATTAGATAATATTGATACTGAATTTTTTATTATGAATTGGGATAAAATGGTTGCTTTTGATGAAAAAAGATTATTTGCACGAGGTCAGAACGCAAGAATAAATCCAATACTTTACCCACACCATGTAGATAGAAGAGTTATGGGTAGTTGGAATAGGTCTTTCTTTACACCATTCTGCTATAGAGGAAAACAAATGCCTGTATATGTAAATGGCAAAAATGATAAACTTCTTACCTACGAAGCATTAAACACAAAAGATTTTATTAACCATAATGTAATTATGAGAAAATCATTTAGTGTTCATGTTCTACCAAAATGGTTGTTGATGAAATACCAATACTTACCAGCAGGAATACAGTTAGGAATACCTTGGGACTTGTGGACTGCACAGATACCAAACATACCTGTAAATTTAAGAAATGCTAGAATCAACGAACTTTTATTATTTAAATCAAATAAACAGAAACAAGTATCAAGAAAATTAATTGAAGTCGGATATAAACTAGGTAAAATCTAAGAACTCTTCGTTCAAATCAGATAGAATTTTCCATTCTAATTTACCTTCATTTGCCCACTTCTGTACAAGAGGTTTCTCCATATTATTATGAGGACTAGACTCTTGAGAGTTGTGTGGTAAATGCCAACTAGAAGGGTAATCGTTACCACTTTTAAATGGTAGTTTCTTAGAGAAAAAGTCAAAGCCAATTAGAGTAATTGACTTAGGATTGGTTTTAGTTAAAAAGAATAATATACCTAAGAAACCTGCACTTGGCCTATTTCCCATTTTAACATTGTTTTCAGCTCCCACCATTTTATAAATCTTTTTTAATTCATCATCATTAAACATAGTTTCATGCTCAAAAGGTGGAGTTAGGTCTTTTGGTTGTATATCGAGGTGTATTCTGCAACGATTGAATAATTTATACGCAGTTGGAAAATATTTTACCTTTACTGCACGAAGCCACCCTGTAATCCATATATCAGTACGAATACCAAGACTTTCAGTATGTTCATCAGGTATACCATTTCCAAATCGTACAATTGTATCAAAGTTTTCTATATACTCCCCATACTCATACTCCAGCATCTCTACTGAATTTCCGACAAGTATAATATTTTTATCTTCTGTTAACTTTTGTAAAGTTTCATCCATGATGCTGTGTACTCCGAACACTCGTTTATATTTAACCAAGGCCCACCGTCTGTGTAGTGCAGGGCTTTTGGTTTCTTAAATTTGTAATAATTTACCATGGCATTGTACTGCGCGGGAAGTTCCCCTACGCTTTCTGCCCATCTCAACTCATGCAATGCACCCGCTGGGGCTTGGTTTACATAATCATAAGTAAGTTCTTTACATTTAGGATTATTAAAAAGCATGAGACTTGACCAGTATTTTCTAGGATAAGCATGGTTTTTCTTGTTTTTCATTTTCTTAGGTTTGACGAGGAAACTAGGATGTTTTACGACATGAACTGTATGTTCATCGGAAAAATAGTCCATAACTTCTTCAGGGTCACAGAGCCATAAGAAATCTCCATCACAGAATAAAGCTTCCCCTTCATAGTCACAGAGCTGTGGTACTAGAAAACGGGTAAAGGCAAATTCCGTACTCTCGTTCTGAAATGGACGAGTATATTCCGATATTTCCGATTTTTTGAGTGGTATGATTTCATGTTTGGGATTGTAACGAAGTATGCTTTTTTTGCATACCTCAAACATTTCGGGGTATGTAGATTCGTAACCTATAAATATTTTCATGATTTTGGGTAATGTTGTGCTACTTCGTGAGGAGTAGCGTGGTGAAAGTAAGGTCTAGAGTTGTTAAAATAACCTTTGGGAAACTTGACCATAGCATTAGGACTTATTCCTAAAGCTTTTAATAATTCTTTTTTATTTTCTTTTTGTTGTTCTATGTTTTGTAAAACTACAGCAGATTCTGTAGAATAGTAATTCTCACACATTCTTATATTTTCTATTATTTCCATCGCTTCTTTACTAGGTGCCTCATGGAATACTCCTTTATCTTTCCACTGTTCATCCCATTTTTCTAAATCAAAATCAAAAGGAAACTGGGGTTTTGCAGGTATTAAGTTATCTTTTTCCCACTTACTCGGTAAACAATTATTTACAGGTAGCGGAACAGCGTGTAACTCTCCTTTTTGTTCCATTTCTTTTAGCTTTATATTTATTAAACGTACCCAAGTATAATCTGTCTGATTAAGAGTAATTCCTAACATAGCTCCTAACTCATCACCATCTGATTTTATACAGTCATAGAGATAAGTAATTCCTTCGTTTAGTTCATCTACTAGTTGAGTTTGTATTCTTCCTTGAAAATGTGCATTTTTAAGTTGTAAGTATACTAATGTATCTTCTCCCACAGGTACATTACTAGGAAAGTGACATTCTTTTGCTGCTGCTTTAGAAAATAATACAGGTCTACAATGAGATTCTGCAAATTCATTCTCGTATATATTATATCTTTCATAGTATTTATATACATAATATAAATTTTCTTTTGTATGTTTCAAACAATCTTTTACATACAGCTCTAGGTCTCCATACTTATTTTCATAGTAGTCTTTTAAATGGTGTGCGTATACTTCGCCCATTAAATGGCTTCTACGTACGTGCATTTCAGTATCTAAATCTGTGGGAAGTCCCATAAGATTAATCCATATTCTTTGACCAAAAATAGTGATTAGTTGGGATTGTTGTTTATATAGACATAAACTATCAGGGGGATTGTTTTGTTTTACAATATTTTTATAATAAGCATAGCCATATTTAGTTAAATAGTCGTCTCCGTCTATTGCTACCATATAGTCATCTTTACTATTTAAAAATAAGTCTAAGACACTATTCTTTCCAGTTGCTGGTGTACCATCAGATTCTGTACGAATCCATGGTATACCTTTGGAATCACACCAATTACTACATTGCTTATAGAAAACATCATTAGTAGTATTAATAACTACTATAGCTTCCTTAGGCAATATACCTGTGTAAGAAAAGTGTCTTTTAACTTTGTGTAACGTATGAGTTACTAATATATAAAATCTAAGATTCTTTTGCATCATCTTTAAGTTGTGAACCTAAATCATTTATATATGCTTGTCTCGCTGTTTGACAAATAGCCATCATGTGTTTTGCTCTATCTAGCTCTATATCACATTGACTTATAGCTAATAGAATAAGTTGTTGATTTTCTGCCATTTCATCAGTATAATACGTTACGCCATCAATGTCTATAGACTCTGGTAAATTATTCATTACTTAAATATATCCTGCCAATTTCCTTGTGTACTAGCCTTAGCATACTCAGTAGCACGGTTTTCAAAAAAGTTGGTATGCTCAACTGCATTAACTTGCATATCAATCCATGGAAGTGGGTTAACTGTGCTATGGAATATTGCTTTCATACCAAGACCAAGTAATCGTCTATCGGCGATGTATCTTATGTATTCTTTTACTTCTTTCGCTGTTAAGTCAGGTATGTCTGCTTTTTCAAAACAAACATCAATAAACTTATCTTCTAATTCAACAACGCGTTCTGCCGCACAGTATATCTCATACTTTAGTTTATCTGTCCATATATCTGGATTTTCTGCAATAAAAGTCCTAAAGAGTTTTGATAGTCCTTCAACATGAAGTGACTCGTCTCTTATAGACCATGTTACTATCTGCCCCATACCTTTCATAAGATTATGTCTTGGATAGTTTAGAAGTATAGCAAAACTACTAAATAGTTGTACTCCTTCTGTAAAACCACTATAGACTGCCATTGTTTTTGCAATCTCATGTGGGTTAGACATATTAAAATCAGTTAAGTACTCATGCTTCTCCGCCATAGCTTGTATCTCAAAGAACTCTGTATACTGCTCATCTGATTTTCCTAGTGTCTCCAGTAATAAAGAATATGCTTCTTGATGTACTGCTTCCATAGCAGCATAACTTACTAACATCATTCTTATTTCTGGTTGTTTAAATGTTGGTAGATAATGCTTCGCATATCCACAACATACATCTACATCAGCTTGTGTAAAAAACTTAAATATGTTATCTATAAGTTTTCTTTCACCTTCTGATAATTTATGTGTATAATCCTTAATATCATCTTGGAGTGGCACCTCTTCAGGTAGCCAATGCATTTGCTGTTGTTTTTTATAGAACTCAAATGCCCAAGGATAATCGAAAGGTTTATAATAATCTCTCTCTTCTAATAGTTTGCTCATTTATCCCTCGCAACTTAGACAATCTGATTGTTCAAAGATTATCTCTCTTTTAGCCTGAGAAGATACATTATCAGCTCTGCCGATAGCTTCACTTCTTAGGTAATATAATGTTTTTAAGTTCTTTGCCCATGCCAACATATGAACATTATGCAAATCCCCTTTATTTACATCAGGCGGGAAGAATAGATTTACACTCTGTGATTGACAAATAAATTCTTGTCTTACTGAAGCGTGTTCTACTATCCATGCCTGATTGATTTCTACTGCTGTTTTGAATACGTCTTTCTCCCAATCATCTAATATATCTAAATGTTGCACACTTCCTTTGTTTGCAACTATACTAGACCATACTTCATCATACAGTTCAGGAGCAACTTTTTCTTTGATAATTGCATCTAAGAATTTATTTTTTACTAAGTTACTTCCTGTTTTTGTTTTTTGTGTATAAGCATTGGCTCTATACGGCTCAATACTTGGACTTGTGTTTCCACAAATAATACTAGAACTAGCATTAGGAGCAATCGCTAATAGATGAGCATTTCTTACTGTGCAAGAATCATCATCAGGACAAGCGCCTCTTTCTGCCGCTAGTTTTCTAGTTTCAGTGTCTGCGTGTCTTTTTATAAACGCAAACATTTCTAAATTAGTGCCACCTGCCATAGCACTCTCAAATGGAATACTATTTTTTTGCAGGTACGCATGAAATCCCATAGCACCAAGTCCAATACTCCTCTCCCTAAAAGCACTGAACTTAGCCTTATCTAATGGGCTAGGTGCATTTTCAATAAAGTATGTTAATACATTATCTAGCATCCTGACCAAATCAGGGATAAAAGAAGGATGGTCTTTCCATTCATCATAGTACTCTAAATTTACACTAGAAAGACAACATACTGCTGTTCTTTCATCGTTAGTAGCAAGAGTAATCTCACTACATAGATTAGAGTGATGTACTTGTAATCCCTTCCTTTTTTGGAAATCAGGTAATCCATTTTGTACTGCATCTTCGTACATTACATATGGCTCTCCTGTTTCTATTCTGTTTTGTAGTATCTTTACCCATAAGGCTCTAGCAGATACTACTTTTTTCACTTCTTTTGAGTGTGGGTCAATTAATTTCCAAGAGTCATCAAATCCTTCTTCTTTACTTGCTCTATGGATTAGCTCCATGAAAGAATCAGGAATAACGATACCATGATGCAAATTAGTAAACTTGCGATTAACGTCTCCACCAGTGGGTTTTCTTCCATCTAAGAACTCCTCTATTTCTGGGTGACTAATATGTAGATACGCTGCATAACTTCCTCTTCTTGTAACCCCCTGTGAGAAAGCAAGCATCTCTGCATCTACGACCTTCATGAATGGTATCACACCAGTCGATTCAGAACCTTTAGAAGTTTTACTTCCCATTGCTCTGACATCAGACCAGTGACCACCGATACCACCACCGAAAGAACTTAAGAACGCATTTTCTGTAAAATGGTCTGTTATTCCTTCTCTACTATCGTCTACATAGTTCAAAAAACAACTAATAGGAAGTCCTCTCCGAGTACCTCCATTTGATAACACAGGCGTAGCAAACATAAACCATAGTTTACTTACATAATCATATAACCTTTGTGCATGGTCGTCATCATCTGCAAAAGCCATTGCAGCACGGGCAAAAGCTTCTTGAGGTGAAGTTTCATCACCTACCATATATCTATCTTTTAGAGTTGCGTGTGCAAAAGCATCTAAAAGTTTGTCTTTACTAAAATCAATTTTTACTGACATAATCTTCTACCAATCCTATAATTTCTTTGCCATGACCTAAGACAGCACCGTCTACGTCATAAGTTAAATCCATGAGTTTAATACCAATCTCTAGTCCTTCTTCTCCGAACTCATTTAAGTTCTGAATAAATTTGTACTTTCCTTCCATTGGCAAACTCGCCATAATATCAAAGATATCTCCATACTGTTGTATAATCTGTGTGGCTCTTTTAGGCCCGATTCCATCAACACCAGGAACGTTATCTCCTTTATCTCCAGTTAAGCACTTATATGTTAAAAAGTACTCGGGGTCAAAGTCATAATGCTCGTCCCAGTTTAGGAGTGTTGTTTCTTTTCTAGTAACTGTAGAAAATCTACTTATGTTACCATCGACTAGTAAATCCCAGTCTCTATCTGAAGATATCATCCAAATCTCATCGAGACCTAACTCTTCTCTGTTTTGACAAATAAGAGCTGCAATATCATCAGCTTCTACTCCAGCATATTTAAGCGTAAGATATCCCTTACGCTTTAACGTACTTAGAGTAGTTGAAAATTCTGCTAAGAACATTTCAAATTCTTTTGCTTCTTTTTCTGTTTGTTCTGCATATCGTTCTTTACGATTTGCTTTATACTCTGGATAGATTTCTTTACGATAGTTACTACCGCCATCGCCTAAAACGACTATCTCTCCACAGTTATAGGACTTTGCCAAAGACTGAACAGTTCTTACATAATCATGCTCGAAGTCAGTATTACCTTGGTGTTTCCATCGAAAAGCTAGATTGAGTCCATCAACAATCAATAAGTTCCCATTCGGGGTCGGCTTTCCATGGTTCATAAATTGTATCGCCATTTGTAAATTCCATGTTTTGTGTTTCTAAAAATTTATCAGCTAAAGTTACATAGCAACCTAACCAATTAAAGTACATATGTTTTTTGTAAAGTGGCTTTCTTGTCGTTGCCACATACCATTGTGAGTGGTTTTCTTTGAAGAACAATATAGGTTCTTGTTTCATTTGCTCAGCTTGTTTCACTATCTTACTCCACCAGTTTACAAATTTATTACTTTTTTGTGTAAACATTTTGTGGTTAAAAGACATATCTCTATAGAACTTTACTTCTATAGCAAACAAGTTTTCTTTGTGTGCTACCATTAAGTCGCCTTTTATCTTACCACTGCCTGAGCCTGGGGTTTGTACAAAAGCTTCTCCTGTATGTCTGTGTAACATTTCTGCTACTTTTAATTCTGCGTTATTACCTTTCTGCCTACCATTAACCAATTAACTTCTCCAGTTCTATGTAGCCGCCAATGTGCTTATCGTCTACAAGTATTTGTGGGAATGTCCTAGCGCCAGGAAATAGTTCTCTAACATCAGACGCAGAAAAATCTTTGCCAATCATTTTATACTGCACCTCAGTTACTTGGTCAACGTGGTCAGCCAAGAACTTAGCTTTTTTACAGTAAGTACAATTAGGTATACTATAAATTTCTACTTTCATTTGTTTCTCCATTCTTTTAACCATTTGCTTCCATCACGTTCTGCATCTATAAATACTGCATTAGTGAATCCTATAGGTATTAGCACTGCTAAATGTATTATAATACTTGCTACTATATCATAGTTTGCCCAACCTAACCAATAACTTGCTACAAGGCCAAAGTAAACACTCCACATAGTAAAAAGTACTAAAGTAAAATACAACTGTAGACTAGGGTCTGGTATATGTCGTAAGGGATTAAATCTTACATCCATAACATTTCTCCAGCTATCTACAATCCATACTATTGCTTTTTTCATATTGTCTCCATAAGATATATATTATACCACATTTTAAGTTTCTTGTCAAGAGATACTTTCGTGGTGCTATTCAAGATAACTGATGTTATCCTCTTTTGTTATTTCTATTTTCTCTAGTAGAGGATGTGTCCAACCGTGTGATACCATGTAAGTATTTAAGGTTTCTTCTTTTAATAACACTTCTACTACTTTTTCTTTTCCGACTTCGTCTAACGCTTGGTTTACTTCGTCAAGGAAAAGAACATTGATTTGACTTCTACTAATTGAAGTCATTAACTTCCTTATTGATACTAGTGTTGCAATATTTACTCTAGCTAACTCGCCGCTAGAAAGAGCAAGGATGTCAATAATATTGCCATTATCTGAGACTTCCACATTTAATTTATCATTCTCCACTACAAAATTGATGGCAAATCTACCATCACTAAACTCTGCTAGATATTCGTTTGTGAGAATTTCTAACTCTTTTACTAAACTTTCTATTTTATACGCTAATAGTCCATTGGTTGAGAACGCTTTTTTAAGTGTTTCAAGTACCGCCAGTTTTGTTTCTGAACTCTTAAGTTTAGACTCGCTGTGACTAAGGTCGCTCTCAAACTGTTCCGTTTGTTCAAGAATAATTCCAATTCTTGTGTTATGTCTTTCAATCTTTTCATTCTCATCTATTACCTCTTGAAGAGTCTCCCTAGCAGTGGTAATCTTTCTACGAAGTTCCGCAATTTGCTCTTGGAGTTTTTCTGCATTGAGGACTTTATTTGGGAGTTCCCTGTCAATGTCCCTGTAGAGAGTTTCCCAAGTCTCGACATCTTTTTTTGCTTTCCTATGTATCTCATTACTTTCCTCTATATTTTGCAATCTTTCTCTATCTTTATCTGCAAATTTTGCACACTGCTCTACTCTTTCCTCATGCTCCTCTATCATATTACTTACGAACTTTTGGTCAATTTCTCCATCGCAAGTAGGACAGGTAGCATTTTCCATACCCGCTAGGGTTTGGTACTTATCTAACATTTTCTGCTCATGCATCTGTTCAGACTTCCAAGACCCTATTCCTGTAAGATACGTAGAAGTATCAATAAGTTCTGGGTGCTCTGCTAGTAATCTTTTAGCTTCGTGTAAGTCTATTGATTTTAACTGATATTTCAGATTTTCATTTAGATTTATTTGTTTGTTCTTTTCGGAGATATTTTCAAATTCTACTTGTAAAGAACGCAAAGATTCCTCGTCTTTTTCATTTATTTTTGGTAAAATTTTCTTTTCGAGTATGGAACTATCTTCGAGAATATTGTCTGTCAACCATTTTTGAATAGTTGCAATTTTGGCTTCCTCTGTTGTTACCATACTAGATACGCTACGTACAGCTTCTTTAAAAACTTCAAAGTATGAAACATAATCGTCTAGTTTCAATAGGTCAATTAAGAACTTTTTACGGTTTGTATCTGTTGCTGTTAAAAATTGTAATGATGCATTAGTATTCTGATACACTAATTGACTAAATGTTTTAAAGTCTATACCTAAAATATCTCCTAGTGTTTTATAGGTATTAGACGCAGTATGAGAAGATATATCCTCTCCATTTTTAGTTAATTTGCATTTGAGATTTGTACGCCTACTGACAGCAATATTATATAAATCAGCATCGACACTAAACTCAAGACTAATATCATATCCTTTGTTAACATATCTGTTCGCTATATCTGCCTTCTTAACATTTTTACTGTTTTTGTTAAACAAGACTTCCTCTAATATAAGGGGTATAGAGGATTTACCCACGCCGTTTGTTCCGACTAACTGTGTAAGAGTTGCATCTGATAAATCCAACTCATTACCTTCTCCGTACGAGAAGCAATTATCCCACTTCAGCTTCTGAAGAATAATCATTAAACACTCCTATAATTTGTCTAACTTTTTCATCATCAAGCGATAATATCTCTTGTAAATATTTTATAAGCTCGTCTGACATAGTTAAATCTCCGCTCAAATCTAATCTAGCATCAACTTCTCTACGTACTACTTTTTTGTCAAGAAGGTCTGTGTTTTTAACTTTTGCTAAATCTTGTACATCTCCTGTGACTTCATAAATAGTATGGTGAAAGTCAGTTTGTTCCATATCCGCTGGGTCTTCGATAGTCTTTCTAATTAGTTGTGGCAAATCAAATTCATGCCATGTCCAAGACCAATCTTCATCAAAGTGATGAGCATTAGTATCTATTATTAAGTACCCAGTTTTTACAATATTTCTATGAAATGATGTTGTCATTGGACTGCCAGGATATACAATGTTTCGTTGAGTATTCTCGTGAGCATGTAAGTCTCCTGCAAAAACCAATTTATACCTATCAAATCTGTCTAGTTCTACTTCGGGCATAACATGAGGAGGTATCTCGCCTCTTACATGAGTAAATAAATAGTCTGCATCTATCATTTCTATACTTTTCTTTTTATGCAAGTCTGCATAAGGTAATATTGCCCAATCATCCTCATAGTAAGTTTCTGTTATAACTTCTACTAAAGGATTTAATTCATTTGTTACTCTCTTTAAATTATCAAAGAAAGTTTTATTTTTTCTAGTGGCTTCATGGTTGCCATCATAGATAATTGTTCTTACTTTTGTTCTTTTTACAAAATCAAAATACAAAGTAAGCTCATCCATAGAAGGGACTCGGTCAAACAAGTCCCCACCTATGATGTGAAGATTAACTTCATGATTATCTACAGCTTCCTGCACTTGTTCAAAGAACATTTGATAACGAGAGCAAGCCCACGCTACTGGTACGTTCTTTTGTCCTAATTTAATATGCCAATCTGCTGTAAATAAAATCATACTACAAAGTCATCCCCAGGTGCCCATTCACACCCTGTTAATCCACCAGCTTTGATGCCCTGTAAAGTTCTAAGAACTTCGTTAGCATTTCTGCCTGTGTCAAGTGCGTTAACACTTACATGTTGTACTACATCATTTCTATCAATAATGTAGGTTGCTCTGTAGCAAACACCTGCTTCTTCATCAACTATTCCTAGTTCTTCTGCAAGTCTTAAACCACAGTCTGCTGCTAATGAGTGGTTAATGTTTCCAATCAGTTCGTTATCTTTTTTCCAAGCTAACTTACAGAACTCATTATCACCACTAATACCGATTACGTTTGCTTCATCTACTAATACATCCATTCCTGCAATTTCTGTAGGACAGATAAAAGTAAAATCTTTCGGATAAAAGTAGATTACTGTATAATCGTGCTTTAACGGGTCGTAGTGTTCAGTAACTGAAACTTCTACAAACTCGTTGTCTTTGTTGACACCCTGCAATTTAAATGCAGGAAACTTTTCTCCTACTCCAATCATCATGATACATCAAACTCCTCTGATACTTCGCTAGGTGTCTCTCCACCTTGGTCATTAACTCTTCTTAATAGCTCTAGTTGAGCGTCAGCTGTTGGTCTTGGTAAAACGTCATCCATAGACTTTAGATTTGCAACTAAGTCTTTTTCCCAATCTTCAAGTTCTCTTGGTTTACACTTTAGAACTTGTAATTGGTACTCAACATTAAATACCTGCGGACCAGTTTTCTTTCTTTTGAAATGAATGTCATAACCAGTAACTGGGTCTGTTGGGTCACCCAACTCTTCCATAGCTACTATAACTTGGTCGAACAACTTTCTTTTTAGATTAAGAACTTTTACAGATTTATCAGCGTAGTCTACGCACTGAACGGCATAAGACCATCCACATTTTAAGTCTGGGTAAAAGTCGCGAACATGGTCATGTTCTTTGTTGTTAAAGGTTTCATTCTCTCTATCAAATGATAGACACTCCATAGGAATGTTTTTTCCGTTTTCACCTTTAATCCAGTAAACGTACCTTGGTAGTAAGTCACCAACTAATCTTACATGGTGGTCTTCTTTACCAGCGTAGTTATAAGTTTCGATTTTTTCTTTTTGGGCTGAGCCCTTGGTTTGGTTGAATCCAATTGCCATTTTATTCTCCTAATGTCTCCTCAAAACAAAAGTGTACCCTTCCATCTTTTATTTCAAGCAGTCTGTTATTATTTATAATTTCCTCACTAACTTCACAGTCAAAGAGGTCTAGTGTGGTGTCTTTTGTTCGGACATAGTCGTAATAGTTGCGGAATGATGCGACACCTGCATACTCCACAACCTCTCTATCACTCAATGCCCTTCCTCGTTCTAGCAAATCCTTTGGGTTTAGGATGAAGCTAGAGCCTCCGAATTTATGCTTATAAAACTTAAATGTTTTATCGTAATAATTTTTTGGTTGAATCTTGTAAGTAATGATTCTAAGTATCTGAATCATATCATCAACATTTCCGTTGCTTACTCTCATTATCTTATTCCAATTAAATAGTAACATATTATAACAAATTTTTGAGCGCGTGTCAAGAACTATTTTTCTGAGCTTTTTCAGCTTTAGCCTTTTGCATCTTTTTTATAGTTTCCTCGTCAACTGTAGCATGAACATCAGCTTGCGCCATTCTTGCTATGCTACCTTGAAATATATAACTACCACAATGCATTAGTTCTATCATAGGTAATGCCCATATATCCATGCCTAGATTTCTACAATATTCGGAGAACATGTAGTCTTCTGATAGATACCTGTTTTGTTCATTTATGATACAATCAAAGAAAGCATGAATCTTCTCATTTAAAGCAAATTCTCCTTCTCTTAAATGGTCAGGAGTATATAGTAATTCAGGGTGAGCTGTTGCATACTCTTCAAAAACACCTCTTTCTATTAACATAAATCCAGTAGCACCTTCTTTAATTTTTACTGGTTCATTGATGGGTGCTCTTCCATCAGGGTACTCATCAGGTAAAGGATTAAATACCATATCCCCTCCTAATTTTTCTAGTTCCCATGGTTTATCGTCATAGTCTCCTGATTGTGCTGCTTTCAATACTTTCTCCCAAGCAATAGTTTTCTTAGGATATAATGCACACATAATTCTATATAGTTCTGGCTTTTCTGATACAATATGTAACATATACATCAAGTCCATTGCGCTCCAATGTATATCGCTATCTATAAAAAGTAAATGGGTAGCATCTGATTTTAAAAAGTTTGCTACACAATAGTTTCTTGCTCTAGTAATTAAAGATTCATTAAACAAATAATAAATCTGAATATGTATTCCATACTGCATTGCTACATTTGTTGTGTCCATTAAAGACTTTGTGTACATACCATGGCACATACCACCATACATTGGAGTTGCAAGAAATATCTTCATTTGCCTCATTTTTTCTAAGTTAAGTTGTACTTCTACACTCATAATATTTTTACCTCGTAATCTTGTTTTATATAGTAGCCCATTCTAGCATTTGCTTGTCGAGCTGCTGTTTTTCCTTTTAAATGTATATCAACCACTACTGGTTGTTGTTTTCCTTCTTTATCTCTTATAACCCTACCAATTAACTGTGTAAGAAGGGGGTCATTATTGACAGGAGTACCTAGTACTAGGCAACTCAGGTCATTCAAAGATATGCCTTCAGAAAAGATTGACTGTGTTCCAAATAAAATATTTTTATCTTCTTTTATTAGTTGCATAGTATTTTCTCTTTCTTCAAAATCCATATCTCCAGTGATTGATACTGCATTATCCCCGCACAATCTTGCACAGGCTTTTAGAAATGCAACTCTATCTGATACTACTAATACTTTGTGCCCTAGTGCTGCATACTTTGATGCAATCAGAGCTACGCTATGTACATATTCTTCATTGTACGCTAGATGATTTATACGTTCTGCCCATGGAGTATACGCTCCATCAAGAAATATTACATCTGACTTTACAATATGAATCTTTGGTATTAAATAGTTTTCTTTAGGTGGTTTGAATACATTGTTTCCAAAGTAATCTCTAAACACCACATGACGTCCATCTTTTCGTTCTAGTGTTCCTGTGAGACCTATTTTATAACGAGCAGGCATTTCATCTACAATTCGTGTAAAAGTTGGACTGCTGACGTGATGCATTTCATCTAAAATAACTGTCCCGAACATCTTTTTAATGTCAGTCATTTTTCGGTATAAACTCTGAATATTCCCAATAACGATAGGAGCATTAGTCTTAAAGTCTCCACTACCTATTCTGCCTGGTTTAATTCCAAAGCATTTTTCTACCTCTTTTTCCCACTGATTTCTTAAGTTAGTTGTGTGGGTAACAACTAATGTTTTCTGACCAAGCTTCGCTGCGATAGCTAAACCTGTAAATGTCTTGCCCCAACTTACCCATGCGTTTACTATAGCATTGTCATCTATCTCGTCATGAACCGCCTTTTGAGAAGGTCGTAAATCAAACTTAAAGTCTGCATGTTCTATTGGCGAGGTAACACGCTTATCGATTATTTCGTAATCATGTGGTATCAAATCCACTCTTCCAATAGGTATGGAGATTAAACCATCTTTTATGTATCTAATTGTTTTAAATACTAAAGGAGGGTCTTGGGGCATACGAGCAGGAATTGTATAAGTAAGTTCCTTCTCGATAGAATTGTGTGTTTCTTTATTTACTTCTAAATATATTCTGTTACTAAGAACTGCTTTCATGTATCTTATTTCTCAAATTCGTACTAGAAAAAGAGTGCTGTCTACTTGTGTAAAAAATCTCATGCAGTCCTTTGCCTGTAAAATGTCTATCGACATAATCCTCTCCGACAAATCGAAGATGTATTTCTGTAGCCTCTAGTAAGTCTAGTAGGCTTTGTTCTGTGTCATATGGAATAATCTCGTCTATATACTTTACTGCTCGTAGTTGTACATATCTTTCAAATACAGATTGAACAGGTGTATTCTTTTCTTGCCTATCAATGCTTGGGTCTGTCTGTAAACCTACTATTAGATAATCACAGTTTTGCTTTGCTTCTTTGAGCATTACTATATGTCCTGCATGAAGTAAATCAAATGCTCCACAGGTAAATCCTATTGATAACTTTTCAGTGTTTCCCAATCTTGTTCTCTCCATTCTTCTTGTAGTTCTGCTACGTTGTTGTTCCAAGGACTTGACCATCCTGTTTTTTGTTTTCTGTTTCGTACATGCTCTGGAAGCATATCTCCTAGTAGTTCTCTTAAAATATACTTGTATGTTCCTTTAGGATAGCTTGGGTGTGTTTTAAACTTAATTGCTCCATCTTGTTCAAATATCCATCTTACAAAATCTTGTTGTAAAAATACAGGTCTTGACTCCATACCAAACATACCACAAGTTTGGTCAGCTGCTAGTATATTATTCTCTGAGGTTACTAATAAATCATAGAATAAGCCATTGTTCCAATGGTCTTCATCATGCCATATTTTATGGGGAGTCCATCTGTACTTTTCTGCTCTTTTTACAGTCTCATCATCATAGCCTTCTTCCCACCTTTTTTCGTGATGATAATACCCTGTAAACAATTCATCCGCACTGTCTCCTGTGAGTATAACTTTACACCCGTCTTCTGAAGCTGTTTTTGCTAGTAGATATCTAGGTGCTTGTCTTAGTCTATCTGTCCATGGAAAGTGTGTATAATTCATCCACATTTTTCCATAATGCTCCACATCTTTTTCATATAGTGTTGCTACTTTATAAGGTACGCCCCACTCTTCGCAAGTCTTTATTGCCATTTTGGATTCATTTCTAAAAGTATCATGGTCTTGTACTTCCCCTTTCTTTTCGTCATAAGCTAGTATATATGCTGTTAAATCTAAGTCCATATCTTTTGCTACTGATAGAGCAAATGTACTATCCAATCCTCCACTTAAAAAGATTCCTGTTTTCTGATTATTTTTAGCAATAGATTGTATACTTGCTATTAGTTTTTCTCTAACTTGTTCTTTCTTGAATCTTCTAGATTGTATTCTCCAGTAGTCCCATAAGTTTTTATGTACTCGGTCTCCTGGTTTATTTAAATCAAACTTATAGGTTTGACCAGGAGCTACTTTCCAAGTGTTTTGATAAGGACAATCTGTACCTGCCCATATAGGATTAAATACAAAAGAATTTTTATGTTTTTCATCAATTTTCTTATGTACCATGCTTCTTAAACTTGTACTAAACATCCAGTCTGTTGCTGATAACATTTGATAAAATAACGGCTTAGCACCAAAGTGGTCTCTTGTGACA